AGATATGGGTTTCCAGCTTGCATTTGGCCGGAAGACGAGCTTGTGCCTGTCACAGCAAAATCAGTAAAGACCGAGCTGTCGAACTTCAAGACAGTTCTTTGGTAATTTGTTAAAGGGCTTTTATATCTAACAGCTATATAAACGTCAGTGACAACAGTGGCAATGCTTTCTATCTTGTAGTACGAGTATTCAGCAGCACTAATCCCTAATTCAATCCTGCTGGGCGCAATAACATTTTGATCGGCCAGAATCGAGTACAACGTGATAGTGCTGTCATTGTTTACAATATATATTTGGTCTGCTTCATCCGTAGATACCGCTCTGCGCCTTGCCATGTCAATCGGCGTCTTGAGAAGATGCGAGCTGAGTGTAGACAGAGGAAGTGTGCCATATCCGCCTTGCTCTTGGTTATATTGCATAGAAACAAGCGATTGGCCTTGGCGCTGTATAAATAAAGCTGAACCACCAATATTAACAACAGGCAATCCCGGCTTAGATCCAATTTGAGTTTGCGGTTTGACCATAAAGGTCGCTGGCGTTACTGGCTGGCTTGCTTCTTGGATAACGACAAACTCACCGCCAGACGTAAATATCTGGAGATCAGGCCCAGCATTAAGATTGGTAATCTCATTAAACTCATTAACATTAAGCGTTGCCTCAACAGCCTCGTCATCAAGACCTGTGCCTGGATCAAAGTCAAAATATTGAGCAACTTTAGATCCCCAAAGCGTATTTGGGCGCAATGCTGTTCCACCAAAATAAAGCCTAGCCTCATAAAACGATGCGGTCCTGGGCCATCCTAGCGTGTCTGACCAAGTGTTTTCATAACCCGTTTCCGCTTGCCATGCACTGTTTAACTCCGTGGGAACCGCCGGCCCAAATATAGGATTAGTCAAAGCAGTTGCATCAAAGAAAGGTATCTGGACTACAGCATCTACAACATTATCCGAGACATGCTGAACAACTCTTGCTTGGCCTCCATTGAATGAACCACCTTGTCTTCTGGTAATAATTTCGCCAACACTAGATGGCCCGAAACGAACAACCTTATATCCAGTCGTTGCGTCTGGAGCGGTAGTCCATGTGCCATCAATAGTGATTGTTTTTGTTGCAACATCATACGCATGAACATGCTTTGACTGACCGCTGCCTGTACCGCCTGTAAGTGTTACATTCATTCCAACAGGCGTATTGAGTCCTGTAAAGCTTGTTGCAGCTTTTAGCTGGATAGTGTTGGAGCTACCGCCTTGCGCGGTCCCTGTATCGGTAGTCCCGCCAGAAGCAGTAAGTGTAATATTTCCATCCACCGCTGATGGCGTAATCGTAAACTGCGGATAATGAAAATGTGGACTAAACGCATAAGTGGGAATAAAAGTAAGTGGCAGGTCTTCCCAATCCCAATCAGTATCGGAATTTCTAATTAATCTTTTTGGGTGCAAGTCTTGGTGAACTACGATTAAAGTATCTACGGCTTGTGTAAACTTTAAGTCAGGAATCATCGCTGCTGTAATTGTCAAGCCTGTATCTATGACAAATCTAAAAACATCATCTTTATAAATATTTATTTTACCGCTGGCAAATATGCCGCTAGTGCCGATTTCATCAGAACCCACAAACTCCAAGAGATATTTATCTGTCCTGCTAAATTGAAAAGCAATTAAATTGGACGGCTGATCCGCTTGAGAAACATTTGTTCCTAAAGATCTAAGCCCAGGACGACGAGTGGCGCCACCTTGCGGGTGAATGACAACATTTTTTGCGGATTCTAAACCGTTGGAGTATTGCTCAAGGTCGGTTCTGGCCCGAAGCAAAGGATCCATCTCGCCAACGCTGAAGTTTGTTTGGAATTGCGTATAACGAGCCATGCTACCCTCTTACATATATTAGGGAGTAATCCTCGATAACTTGCGGCGAATTGCCCCTAGAATCCACATTCATCGCTTCTCGGAATAAACCACCACGACCATTCTCGCTTGGTGTCCCGAATGAAAGTGAATTGAAATAGTCAGTCTTACTGATTTGATCGGTCACAACCAATCCCAATTCCGCAGCCAACACTGTACGCAGCAGCCGCACAAAGTACGCGGGCATTCTTTCCTCGGCTACAGAAGTTTGATAGTCAATGTAAACCGTTTCAAGATTGGTGTACAACTGGTCGCCAAAGATCTGCCAGCCATAACGGATTGGTAATTGGTTAGTTGACGAATCAGCAAAGAGTGCTCGGACACCAGACAACATATCGCCTGGCAGTTGATAGGAATAGCTAAACTCGTTATCTGGAACGACCGCCAAACGAGCTAACTTAATCTTCTGGTATGACCAGCTCCAGGGATACCTGGAAAGTAAAGAGTCGCGAAGGTTGGGATATAGACTATCACATGCTTGAACAATGTCCGTCCCATCTGCAAATGAACTGATCGGTGCAGCTCCAAGCAGGATTAATGCTTCAGAGCATATCGAAATATCAGTATCACCTAATGCCATACAACGCCTCTCGCTAAATATGGGGCGACCGAAGCCGCCCCGTTTTACTTAGACTGTCAAAGCCGTAGTGATAACACCAGCAGTGTTGGTCGCAGTCAACACTTGACCGCCATCACTGGCATAACAAAGGATAAAATCCCCAGTTGTGATCAAGGCTTCAACGCTGTCAAAATAACCAGAGGCTCTAACAGCAGCTTTGTTATCAGCAGACGATGAAAAAGAATAGACAGCAGGGGAATGGCCGCTTTTAGAAGCGCCAACCGTTGCCCAATTGGTTTGTGAAAATGCCATGAGTCATTTCTCCTTTAGGATTCGGTGCAGTTAACCTGAATGATACCTTCAGAGTCGATCGCTACTGAGGCAGCACTAAACATGGAGCTAACCAAGAACGAGGTTTTCTCTGGAATATAGCTGACTTCAGTTCTCTGAGCCATTGATTCAGCATAACCCATCGCGTCTTTGTGCCATGCGAAACAGTTTCGCAGAGCAGCCGCTTTAGGAATACCGCCTTCATCACGGTTGCCCATAGTGATAAAGTTAAAGCCCATGAATGAGGATACTTCGCCTCGGACTAAAGCTTTCACTGTGTTGAAATCGCTAGAAGTCACTTCCTGGTCGCCCAGCAATGAATCTAACTGACTTGCGTGCATGAGCAAATATCGACCTTCGGCTGGTACGTTGTTTGCATTCATCGCGTTTGCAGTTGCCCGCAATTTTTCGATGTTCATGTTAGTGGTAGCACCACCGACACCCGTTGCAATAGTAGTCCCAGCATTACCGATCATTGCGTCAATGCAAAGCTGGTCAAGACGACGAGCAATTGACTTAGATACAACCTGAACCAGTTCTCGACGCTCATCAAAATTGATGTGTGATTGCTGGAAGATATCGCTGTATTCTGCTGCAATGTAATCCGTCATGCTCGCAGTTACCTGCGCGTAGGTGACGTTTAAAGGGGTGACATCAGTTTGCGGTACGCGAACCGTTGCTACACCTTTGCCGATTTTAGGAAACTTAACCGTGTTGCCCTGTACGTTTGTGCGAGTCCGCATCGTTCCACGAAGAACCGACTCAGCTTGATACGCTTGCTTTACTTCTGACTCGAAGAGAGTAACAAACGCTGTAGTTACATTCTGCGCCATGACAGAACCTCCAATAAAGTGAATTGATTAAACGCTACCGTTAGCCGAAATCGGGCGGTTACTTGTGGAGTCTGTCTCCACCACCAACGGAATCACCGTATAGAAGGGCCGCGAACGCGGTTAGCCATCAAAAACGAATATAACTATATTTTGTGAGAAAACGCAACCGTTAGATTTAATCTACTTTTGCGATGCCATCCACTGCTTTTCAATCTTACCGCGCCAGGCTGAATCAGTGTGCCATCTAGGATCCGCAATTGCAGATTCCAAATCACCCCTGGTCATTTCTGGCGTGCTGGGCGCCGACTGAATCGGGATGTTCTCATTCGTAATAGCCTGGTGGTACTTCAAGAACGCATTGATTGAATCTGCGCTGTTGAGGCTATTCGACATAGCTTCTCGCTCATTGTTAGATAACGGAGCTTTAATCAACAATCTTTCAGCCATTTGGATCTTTTCTTGAGCGCGCTCACCAAGCTTGTTCATCTCTTCCTGGTGATTGACCGTCATCTCTTCTTGGCCTTCTTGAGCTGTGCTCAACACTGCCTGGGCTAATTCTTCAAACGCTTGTTGACTGATACCATTGTCCTTGGCCCAGTCTTTGTATATGCCCATTACATCATCTTCAGCATATAGACCGGCATTCTCTAACGAGGACAGATCGTATTCTTCAGGCGCTTTGTGCTTACCCTGCTTGAACTGTTTCTCCAGCTCGGCATAAGACTTGGCTAGTTTCTCAACATCAGGGCCGTCATCGTCCCAGAATTTTTCGGGATAATAGTCTGGCCGCTCCAGGGCTGGCTCATCTGAATCTGCTTCTTGGCCTACCGGCGCATCCGAATCATCGTGCAACGGGATCGGTGCCTCTTGGCTTGCTTCTGCTTCTTCCGAGACAGATAAATTTAATAAAGATTCTTGTGCTTCTGTGTTGTCTTCTTGTGCTGCGTTATCCATTTTCGCTCCTTACTATTCGCTTCTCGATCATTCTTACAATCTCCGCCATGCCAGTTCTGACATAGCCAAAACTAGAATCCTCTCCTGGATTCCAGCTCGGCTGCTCAATTGTAATCCCTCGAAGATGGCTCAATACCTTCTGGCCTTCTTCACTTTTAAAGACACGCCCGTACAGAATATCCATGTCATCTGCCTTTGGTGCCTCATAAAAAGCCTCGTTTAACCCTTCCCATCCATCGCTCATTGAATCGCTTCCTCTATTGCGCCCCCATCATCTACTTGCTGCGGCTCTGCCGCTGCCTGTTGCATCATCATCATTTGTTGCATCATCATCATTTGCTCCTCTTCAGTAGTCAAAAGATTCTGGTCAATACCAAGTCGCTCCGCAATAAACTGCAATACCCTCGGTACAGAGATTACAGCCTGGCCTTCTGGACCCATTTGATTGGCAATTTGCATATACTGCACGACATCATTGACCTCTTGCAATTTTTGCGTTTGCGCCAGCGGAGATACAGGTACAACCTTAACCTCAACGCCGTTTACCTTGAGCGGCAAGTCAATCAAGCCCTGCTGATCCATGACAAACAATGCCCTGGTAACAATAGGAACCATCGTTTCAGTAATCAATCGGCCAAAGGCAGACCCAAGATTCGATGCAAGCTCTCTGGTTCTTACTGCAATCTCAGTTGCCGACCTGGCGCTCATGTTATCTGGCGGCAGGGTATCATCCATCATGATCTTCTTAATGTTCATGCGAAGATCGTTGACCACAATCTGACTCGTATTGAAGTCCCCAGCCCTGGGTAATGGCGCCAATGAAGCACCTTGTGGGCCACCGTTTCTTGCAACGGCAATCACCGCACCTGGCTGGATCTTAATGTTCTGTGGGTTTAATACGCCATCGTCTGCCGCAGTGTATACGCCAGCAATCGCTAGAGATGCGTTCTTTAAAACCAGCTCTAAAGTTTTGTTCAGCGTCTTAATATCACTGATCGCAGTAACAAGCGGGCCTCGCCCATATACTTCACCGGCAACCTTCAAATACCTGGAAACAATAAATGGGCTTGATCGCATTTCACGATACACCAGCTCTTGCCTTTTGGTAGTCCACAAGACATGATAATGATATCGACCAGTTTCGTTATCGAAGATTACAGCATCAGTCAGATCCAGTTCTTTCTCTGGAGATCTGGTCATTGCCTCTTCAAGCTCAACGGTCATTTGAGCGTCCGGAAACTCCCGCATTATCGCCTCAGCCTTTACTCGCAGCTTGCGATAAATGTTAGATACATTGCCGTGGCTACCTTCTTCAATAGCAACAAGATACTGCGGGATAGCAGTAAATCTAATCGGCGTGGCTTCATCGCCAGGCGTAATCATCATCACACCAGTACCGACCGCCATGTCCAGCAGGAACTCACCCATAGCCAGGTCAAAGTTAGACTGACGCAACGCGTCAAACATTCTGACATTGTAGTTATCTAGGATGGTTTGGGCTTGCGCCGCTTGCTCTTGAGGGATTCCAGTGCCAGCTTCGAGTCTGCACCACTGCTTGTATGGTGGAAATAAACCCGCCTGGAGGCGATTAGCGAATCGTTGCGTTGCATGAACCGCTGTCGAGTCAAAGACCCGCGACATTTTCGACTGTCCAGGAACTCTGCCCTCGTAATACCCATCATACAAATTGCGCTGTGGTAGCGCGTACTCGTAACAATCCTCGTAAATGGATCGCCACAAATCTTTTCGAGCCTGGGCTTTTGCCTCTCGCTCCATCAAATCGTTTACGTTTAGTCTAGGCATCTCTTCTCGCCTTTAATCGTTTGCTCATTGCAGCAGCTTTGCTCTTAGCATCCGCTTTAGATGATGCGCCCCATGCTCGCAATGACAATAGCAGCCTGGTGGGCTGTCCCTTTTCGTCACGTTCAGGTCCAGAGTTGCCAGCCATCCTTGCTAGAAAGCTGGCTCGTCTGGGATTATCGCCAGATTTTACTGGCGGCTTTAGATCACCCCCTTGCTTTCGTTCAAAATGCTTCCTGCCAGCTTCGTTCAATCCGCCTTTAGGGTTCTGGTAGCGCTTGGCAACCATGTTATCGACCTATACGAACATTGGCAGTGCCGCTAGTGTATTCACCTGCTTTGAAACCAACACGGTATGCAACCGTTGGGCCTGGATCAAATCCGTATGTCTCAATGTTAGTTGTGAAAGTATCCACATCACGCCAGGTCACGCCAAGATCCAGACTGCGCTGGGCGGTAATCGTGCCAACCCATGTTCCCTCAATCGAGAAGTTAAACGCATCGTCAGTATAAAGGCCATCGCTGAAAGTATTAGCGGCGCTCAATGCGGCCTCGACCAGTCCAGCGTCTCTGCTCAAAATTGTCATTTTAATCTCCTAATATTTATTAGCGTGCGGCGAGCCAGGACTAAGGGGAAGAGGAGCGAGAGCGCCCCAGCCCACCGCACTTCAACCACCAGTGCCTAGCGTAGCCTGCCTTTGCTCTATCTGGCTT